ATCTCGGGGAGTGCGACGTTCCGAGTCGCGTAAGCGATGGCGGGCGTTTCATCCCAAGGCACGACGTTCACCTTCAATGGGACGGATTACACCGTCACCAGCGTGCAGGTGGACTACGGAGCCGAGAGGCAGGTCGTGTCCGGTGCCCACATGGGGCTCGGCCCAGACGATTTCGAGCCGGTCTTCACCACAGGCCGAACTCGCGACGAGCGACCCACCGTCCAGATCGATTTTATCGGTGGGGCAATCCCAGGGATCAACGCCTCTGGGTGGCTCTCAGTCTCTGGAAAGTTGTCGTTCAACGGCGGAGCGACCTGCATCTCATCGCAGGTCACGGCCGCGATCGGCGAGTTGGTGCGAGGCTCTGCGTCGTTTCGCGTGGAGGTCTGAGTGTGCCGCCGGCCATACCGTTCAACGCGACCTTCTCGTTCAAGGGGCTGTCGGCACAGGTGACCGGCCTGTCGGTGGAAACGCCGACCGCCGAGATCGTCGACATGACCGGTGTCAACGACGTCAAGGGGTACAGCATTCAGGTTCCGACCGGCGACATCCGCGGCGGTTCGATCACGGTCGACTTCCTGAATCAAGCCGGTGGCTCCGACCCGCAGTCGCTGGTCGGCCAGTACGGCTTATTGGTGTTCACGTCGAGTGCGTACTCGGTCTCCAGGCAGGTGATTCTGGAGAGCGCGAACATCGACGCCAGGACAGGTCAGTTGGTTAGTGGTCAGTTGAAATTTCGTATGACGGACTATTACGGGTGACAAGGAGGCACTGGTGGCTCTTTCCAAGAAGGCGATCCTCGAGGCCAAGGACATCAAGACCATGGAGGTCGAAGTCCCCGAGTGGGGCGGCTTCGTCATGGTCAGGGTGATCAGCGGCGCCGACCGAGACGTGTTCGAGCAGGCGTACAGCGAGAAGAAGATGGACGCCTTCCGCACGCGGTTTCTCGTGCTGACTCTCTGCGACGACAAGGGGGAGAGGCTCTTCACAAACGACGAGGTCGAGGCACTCAACGCGAAGTCGAGCAAGGTGCTCAACCGTCTCTTCGACGCAGCGTGGGAGTTCAACGCCTTCACGCCGGCCGCCGTGGAGGCGCTGGGAAACGATTCGCCGAGCGACCAGAGCGACTCTTCTACATGAGGCTCGCCCTGGCGCTCGGAATGAGCGTCAAGAGGATGCTGAAAGAGGTCGACAGCGAGGAGTTATCCGAGTGGGCGGCGTTTGACCAGATATACCCGCTTCCGAATCCATGGCTTCAGACGGCACGTATCTGCCGGACGATCATGGCGGCGAGCGGGAACTACAAGCGAATCCCAGACGAAGACATCTTCATACCGGCGGCCCGCAGGAAGCCGCAGACGCAAGAGCAGATGATGGCCGAGTTGGCGAAGTTGACGAACCCGCCGCAGGGATGAGGCGATGGCAAACTACATCGGCAAGATCGCCGCGGTCGTCACGGTCAACAACCAGCAGTTGGCCCGCGGGCTTAATGCCAGCGCTCGCGATGTCGATCGGTTTGCTCGCGGCGTTCGATCCACCATCACCTCTGCCACCGGGTCGGCAGGCAGGTCGTTTGATCAGATATTCACGTCTGTCCAGCGGCTTGAGAGAGCCATCCAGCAGGCGAGGATTGGCAACTTAAACATAGGAGTCTCCGAGCGCGACGCCGACCGCATCAGAGCCCTGGTGGGGGCCGCGAACGATCTCAGCAGGCCACTTCAGCAAAGCGTTCGTGGCTTCGAGAACCTCTCCTCGGCGGTCCAGAACGAATTCATCGGCTCTCTTGTGCGCGCTCAGAACGCCGCGCAACTGACGCAGAACGCCATTGAACGCGGTCAGATACGAAACGCCCAAGGCTACGAGAACCTCAAGCGCGTCATCGACCAAGTCACCGAGTCGCAGCGCCGCCTCTCCGAGGCCGACACCACCGTCCGCGGCCTCGCCACCGGCCGCGAACTGCGATTCGTGCAAGGCGACTTCGCGGCAGAAATCCAACGCGCCGCCGCGTCGCAGGCATCCGCGTCGGCCTTGCCGGCCAGCACCCGCAGAAGCGGCGATATCGCTCTGTTGGTCGATCTTCAGCGGCGCGAGGCCGAGGAGGCAACGAGGCTTCTTGCTGTGCTTGAGAACATCCGCAACACCAGGCGAGGCGATGCGGCATCAGCCCAGGCAGCCTTGGACGCTCAGGTGCAGCGGCTCGGGGAAGCAAACGCGCGACTTGAGCGGCAAGTCAGGCTGTCGAACGAATTGCGTGCCATCACTTCATCTGGGCCGAGGGGAACAGAACTCGCGTTCACAAACCCAGGATTGCAAAGAGAACTTCAGGCTTCTGCTGCTGCGAGGCAAGCGGCTGCGGACTCATCCGACCCCGCAAGGTTCGCGGGGCTTGTCCAGCAGTTGACTCAGGTCGAATCGCTGATTGTCGGAATTCAGGAACAGGTCTCTAGGCGAGTCGACGCAAACCTCGACACGACGGACGCTCAGCGCCGGCTCGAGCAGGCGAGGGAAACGGCAAGAAGGTATCGCGAGGAGATTGAGGCCGGTATTCGCGCCCTCGCAAGCCAAGAACGAGAGCAGGAGCTTATCGCTAACACAGGCGCTAGAACACCACTCCGCAGCGACACAGACCCCACCGGCCGAACGATCCAGCAGAGGTCTGCGGACATTGCGGCTCTGCGCGACCGCGAGGCAGTCGCCGCCCGGCAGCGATCAGCCGAGGAATTCCTCGGCCTCAACATCCCCGAGGCCCAGCGAGGCTTGGCAGCCCTCGGCGCGTCGGTCAACTCTGTCCGAGATCAGGTCGGCCAATTGCCGGATTCGGTACGCGGTCAATTCGTCCCGGCTCTGCGAGATGCCCAGCAGGAATACGTCAGGCTGGTTTCCTCTGGAACGGCAACGGCAGCACAGATCGAACAGGCGGCAGCACGCGCTCGAAACCTTGCGGCTGAGATAACCAGAGCCCAGCGAGCCGCCCAGGCGTTCGGCGGGACGTTCCGCGACTTCGCGGACCAGCGTGACTTCCGCGGCGCGGTCGGTGGGCTCGAGTTCCTCAGAAACACGCTGACCAGGGCCACAGGCGACACAACCAGGGCCGAGCGGGCTCTGGACGACTACGCGGCGGCACTTCAGCGGGCGGCAAGCGTGCCTGGCGGGTTCCAGAGGTACGCAAGAGAACTTGATCAAGTGCAGCGCGAGGCCGTCGAGGCCATCGCAGCCACAGACGGCGTGGGGCTGTCAGTGTCACGTATTCAACAAGGCTTCCGCCGCACAGGCGATGTCGCTCGAGGCGGCTTCGGCAACGTCCAACTCGCCGTCCAGCAGGCAGCGTTCGCCGTCGACGACTTCTTCAGCGTCACCGGCGACCTGAGCCAGAGAATACGAGCGGTGGGGAACAACATCTCCCAGCTTGGTTTTGTCTTGGGAAGCACAGAGGGCTTGGTTGCGGGAGTCGCGTTCTCCATCGGCGCGCAACTTGTCGCATCGCTAATTAAGTGGAACAACTCAGGAACAGAATCCAAAGACAGAGCAGAGGCTCTTAACCAAGCCCTCGCTCGCCAAAAGTCACTTGTTGAGGAGTTGGCGCAAGCGTTCGATGCCCTTGGCGACAATCTTCTGCGCGGCGTGTTTTCTCCAGCCGCCGAAGAGGCAAGGGATTTTGCTCGCCAGATTGAAGAAATCCGCAGAAAACAGCAAGAACTCAGGAACGCTGGTGTTGTTGACCTGGACCCGGAGGTGCAGCGGCAGCGAGCCATACGCGGAGCCCGAGAGCGGCAACTTGAAGGCGAAGAAAACATTGGTCGTCGTGTTGCATTGCAGCAGCAAATCAACGAGGCCCGCCGGGCCGAGCAGGAAGCTGCGCAGTTCGCGATTAATCGCCCCGCACCCACTCCTCTGGAGATCAGGGAAATCCTACTGGCCGCGGTCGGGTCACAGACGCAGGGCGGGCTGTTGGGAATTGCTGGCCTCGGAGATTCCCGGCGCCGGCAGGCCCAAGTCAGAGATCAAGTTGATGCCGCAGGCGGAGACCAACGTCAACTTCTTGAAATACTGCGAGCGGAAAGAGAGCGATTGCTGCCCGAGTCGCTACAGAGCGACTTTCTCTCCAACGAAGCGGCGCCGGCGAGGTTTGCGGTTCAGCAGTTGACTGGAGTCATTGAGAGACTCGAGAGAGAACTTTCATCCGGTATCAATGACGCTGCGACTGAACTATTTCAGTCAATAAGCACCCCGGCGCAAAGGCTCCGAGACGCCCAAGACACACTCCGCGAAGCCGTTGAGGCCGGAGTCCCCGGCGCAGAGCGGTTGCTGGACTCCGTCAACCAGATCGGCGCCGGCTTGGACAGAGCAAGGCAGACAATCGTCAACCGCCTAGAGGAGGAGCTGCCTCTCGACCAGGCAACCGTTGACGCCGCGATCCGCCAAAGAGACGCAGCCCTTCGTGATGCAGAGGCCACCCAGAGGGCGGTTGCTGCTACGGACATCGCCCGCCAAGCCCTTGAACGCTTCGCCGACGCACTTGACAGAGCCAGCAAAGAAGCCCAGTCCAACCTCCAGTCCGCCCAGCAGGCGGCTGACCAAGCCCGCCGCGCTGACCTTGGGTTCAGCACTCCAGCGACACGCCGGGCGATAGAGCAGACCGCCGCTGACTTGGATCGGCAACGAGAACTGGCTGGCAATGTCGACGAGGAGGTTGCCGCAGCAAGGGAGCGGTTTTCTGGTCGTGTCCGCGAGGTGCAGGAGATTCGACGGAGAGGCGAGATTGCGCTAGGCGCGCGTCGAAGTAGCGGAGAAGCATTTCGTCTCGCCGCCGAAGCCGGGATCGATGCTCGCAACCTCGACCTCGTCGTCGCTGAAGCCCGCGAAAGGGGAAATGAAGAACTGGCGAGACGGGTAGAAGAAGCAATCAGAAGTTTGAACCAGGCTCAGATAGACCTTGGTATAGAAGGCCGAGATTTCTGGGGCGGCATCCGGCAAGCCGTCGACGAATACGAGTCCGTTATCAATGACGCAGCCAGTGAGGCAGAGAGGGCGTTGTCTCGGGTTGCGGAGATTGACAGACAACTTCAAGCGACAGGAGTCCTCGCGCCGGGGCAGCGAGAGGAACTAGTTCGCGAGCGCGCACGCCTTGAAGGTCAAGTAGTTGATCTCGATGATCGCGTGCGCCGCGCTAGAGACGAATCGACCCGAGAGGCCGAACAGGCGGCGGCGGCTGCCCGCGGACGTGAACTTTCTCTGACCCCGACCCAGCGAGCAGCCGAAGAACTCGCCAGAGACCTCGAGGCCATCCGGCTTGAGTTTGGCAGGCGGGCCGAGGAGACCACCGGTCTCGTCGATCAAGCCGGATTGCAGGAGGCGCAGCGGCGTCGGTTTCAAGAAGT